CCGACAATCAGAAATGGCGGGTGCTGTTTTTCACATCGCCAGCCATTCCCGGCGTGGAATACAAAGAGACCCAAAGCGCCATCTTTGATTTGTACCAGATGGACGGCATTGTGTGCGACCGTGCGTTAGAGCGCACAGGCCAGCTGATCTTTCTGCCCAACGTCCCGCCCGAAAAGCGCGACAGCGACGGCAAGCCTCTTTTCTACGCGCACCACCTCAACAAAGGCCGGACGCTCAAGATAGAGCCGGACAGCCGCATATATAAACGCCGCCAGACCGTCCGCGCTGCCGTCACAACCGCAGCCGCAGAGATTGAAAAGCGCCACGCCAAGGCCGCAGCCAAGCGCGACTTGGGCGACGATGCCACCCCGGTTGAGATATTCAACGAGCGCCACGACCTGGCGGCGCTGATGCTGAAATATGGCTATGAACAGCAGGGCCGATCCGACCATTGGAACAGCCCGAACCAAGCAAGTGGCAGCTATGCGGTGCGGGTCTTTGAGAACCGCGCATGGGTCAGCCTGTCAGGATCAGACCTGGCCGCAGGCATCGGTGCGCAAAAGGAATATTGCTGCTATGGCGATGGCTTTGACCTGTTTGTCCACTACGAGCATCAGGGCGATTACAAGGCCGCAGTGCGGGCCTATGGGCGCGAGGTTGACCCGCCAAAGGTCACTGACCCCAGCAAGCCCGACAGCGACAGCTTAGAGGGCGATTTTGGCGCACCAGAGACGCCAAGCGCCCCAGAGGCAGGCAACCCTACACCACCGCAGCAAGCGGCCCCCAGCGTGGACGAACAGGACGCGGGAAACGCCAAGCTGAAAAAGTGGGTATTCCTGTCAGGTGACAATGAATTTTACCATCAGGCAACCGGGCAGGCGATGGGCGTTGCGGCCTTCAATCTGGCAATGGCCCCGCACGTTGGCTTTGTCAGCTTTGAGACCGCCAACGGAACAGTGGAGAAGAAATTCCCCGCATCCAAAACGCTGATCGAATACCTATTCGGCACCGTTGCGCACAGCACGATGTATCGCCCCGATTGCGCGGGTGATCTGCACATCATGAGCGAGGGCATCCCCTTTATCAACAGCTACCGCGTCAAGTCGGTGCCAAGCGCTGACCCCGAATGGGAAGCCAAGGAAGCATGGCGCATCTGTCAACAGCACATCATGACCATCTTGGGCGATCATGGCCGCATCGTAATCCAGTGGATTGCGCACAACGTCCAGAACCCCGGCATGAAAATCCTTTGGGCACCCATCATCGTTGGCGTCCAGGGCGATGGCAAAACCACACTTGCAAAAATGCTGGCAGCGGTCATGGGCAAGGCAAACGTCGGGCCAGTATCCCCAGAAGCCATGTTTTCGGACTTCACGGGCTGGGCCGAGGGGTCTTGCGTCAAGGTGCTTGAGGAAATCCGCGTCCACGGCAACAGCCGTCACGATGCCATGAACAAGCTAAAGCCGCTCATCACCAACGAAACCGTTGAAATTGTCCGCAAGGGCAAGGACGGCAAGCAAGTGGTGAACGTCACCAACTACATGGCCCTGACGAACTATATGGACGCGCTGGCGCTGGACGATGGCGACAGGCGGTGGGGGGTATTCCGCACCAAGTTTGAGAGCCGAGAGGACATGCTTGCAGAGTTTGACGACGCCTATTGGGTGGCGCTGCACAGCGCGATTGACACGCAGCCGGACGTGCTGCGGGGTTGGTTGCTGGACGTGGACTTGAGCGACTTTAACCGGGTCGCAGCGCCAGACATAAGCGAACACAAGAGCGCGATGATCCTATCTACCCGATCCCCCGATCAGGTGGATGTGGAGGAAGCCATCGACCTTGGATGGCATGGCGTTACCCAAACCGTGCTTGCCACAGATTGCCTGAATGAAGCCATCGCATCGCTTGGCGGGCAGCGCTTGGCAACCAAGAGAGTGTCAAACGCGCTGCAAGCGGCGGGGTGGGTCAGCTACCCAAAACCCGTGAAATGGAAGGGCAGAAATCGGCGGATTTGCTTCAAGAAAAGCGCCCGTCTGGGCAACGCCACACCAGCCGAAATTCGGGCAATTCTGGACACATCGGAGGGCGAAAATGACCTCTGAAAAAAAGGGCACAAGTGGAAGGGCACAAATGGATTTTGGAGGGCACAAGGCACAAATGGGGCACAAGTTGGAAAGCGCCATTTGTGCCCTTGTAACCTACTGTTTTAACTACTGTATTCTTCTAAAGGGCACAAAGGGCACAAATAAAGAGGGGGGTTCAGTAGAATGTGAAAAAGGGGCTAAAAGGGCCCAAAAGGGGCAAAAACAGGTAAAATATAAAATATGTACGGGAACTGCGTTTGATTTGTGCCCTTTGACCTTCGACGGCATTTTGGGGGGCGGGGTATGACGTACAACAGAGGCAAGCCGCTGCGCCGTGAAAAGACGCAAAAACCCGATGGCATTCTCAACCCAGATGCCACGGCGGCGGAAAGCGCCTGCCACTTCGCTTGCGCCCCTTTCGACAAGGCAACGAACGACGCAAACCGCAAGTGGGGCATCGACAGATTGCCGGGGCTGGTCAGCACAGAGACAGCGCGAAAGTATGGGCATTGCGTTGGCAAACTGAGCGAAGCCATCCAAGCCCGTGATGCGCCCCTAGTCGAGCAATGGGCGGGCGTCTGCATTCGCGGCATAGCCAAGCTGGAACAGGAAGCTGTTGAAGCAGGCCACAAGCCAGCCAGCGGGCTTTTCATCGAAGGCTATGCCGAAAAGACCGACGACCGCCCCGCGCTGCGTTTTGGCATCCTGATCGACGGGAACCAATGGCAAGCCGCCAAAGCGGCACGGCCCGACCTGACCTTTTTCAACATTCACGAGGCAGGGCTTGCCTTGCAGATGAAATTGGCAACGCCGCTGGTCTTGGAAGCCAAAAAGCATTTCCCCGGCGCAAACGTCACCCGCATCAAACCCGCTAACCCCGTAAATTGGGCCGCTGGGGGCGATGAAATCCCCCCGCTATAGGAGACCCGCCAAATGAAACAGATGCCAACACAGAGCTTTGAAATATCGGGCAACAGGGAAACGCAGATACGCGAATGCGTGAATAGACTGTTGTGCGGCTGGACCGAGGACCGCCTGCGCGAAAATGGATACGGAGAGGCAGCAATCAAAATTTCATTGGAACGCCTGGAGAAAATAAAAACATGACAGCCCTACCACCCCGCCAGCTTGTGCAAGCACAGCAGAACGCCGCCGCATACGAGGAAGCGCTTGCAAAGCAAATGCGCGATATTGACAAGCCCAAGCCCAAGCAGCCCAAGCCGCCCAAGCTGATCCACACGAAAATTGCAATCGCAAAGCTGCTGGCAGACGGCAGGGAGCGCACACATACGGATATTTGCAACGCCCTAGGCATCAAGCCGGGAGACCAAGCCAAATCCGTGCAAGTCACCGGGGCGCTGCGGTCAATGCTCTACAGCAAACTGGTCCGTACTGAATACGTCTCTGAAATCGGGTCGGGGTCAAAAATCTGGGTGAGCAATGTCTGATGCGGCACGGATCATGGACCTTGAGCAGATGAACGCCGTGCAGGCCGACCTGATCAAGCGGCTTTGGGTGCAAAATGAGCAGATGCAAAAGCGGATCGACAAGCTGCAACCCATCGCGGATTGGCGGCAAGCCCGCATTGACGAACTTGAGGCAGAGCGAACGCCAGAGGCGAACGCAGAAAGGCACTTCAAATGAGCAGCAAAGCAGCGCGAAAGCGCAACAAAAAGCGCTTCAAGATGCCAAAAAACGTCCACGTTCAGCCCGTGGGGGAAGTTACATTGCGAACTGCCCCCACAACGCGGCCCACATGGGAACGCCTGCAACACGGCTGTTGGGCAGAGCCAAGCGGCATGGGCAAAGACATGCAGCCGATTGTGGACCTAGCAAGCGACATGATTGGGGAACTCTACCAAGGCAGGCAGATCACAACAGCGCAGGAGCAAGCCGCCAGGACGTTCCAAGAGGTGCGGGCGGCATGGGTGGCCGAACTGGACCTTGCGGGGTTTAAATCCTGTCTGGCGGGCGGCGTTGGTGGATATGATGGAGGTGACGGCAATCCAGAGGCCAAGGCAGCATATCAGGCGATTGAAAGGCGGATCGGCATGGTCAAGACCGCCATCCTTGAAATCGAGTGCGCAAAGCTGGCAGGCGCAAAGCCGAATTGCCTCATAGCATTGCGGCGGGCGCTGGACGTCATGGGGGGGTATTGACGCGGGGGGCGAATTGGTCTATTCTGCCAACAAGTTTCGCGTGTCTAGTCGAAACTTATAAGTGCGCCTAGTCGAAAGACAGGGCGCATTTTGCGTTTCAGGACATACCAAAGGGCCAGCACCCCGAAAGGGACTGAGCAAAGGTAGAAAATATGGGCGAAACCCCTAAAATAGGCAAGGCTGCGGGAAATCGCGGCAAGGGCCGCAAAAAAGGTTCACTCAACAAAACGACCAAAATGGCGAAGGATGCCATCGCAACCGCAGCCGAAAGGCTTGGCGGCGTGGATCGTTTGGTGGAGTGGGTGCAAGAGGAACCAGACAACGAAAAAGCGTTTTGGGTTTCGATATATCCAAAGCTGCTGCCGCTGCAAGTCAACGGCCCCGGCGCTGATGGCGAACACATCCACAAGATTGTGTCAGAGGTCGTTTATCCCAAGGACGCTAAGTGAGCGTCTTAGGCGTCAAGGTCGCGGGCTGCTTTAGCCCGCTGCTACAGGCATCACGGTACAAAGGGGCGCACGGCGGGCGCGGCAGTGGCAAAAGCCAGTTCTTCGCTGACGAAGTGGTCAAGGCGCACTTGGCAAACCCCGGCAGGCGCACAGTCTGTATCCGCGAAGTGCAGAAGTCACTCAAGCAATCGGCAAAGCGACTGATTGAAGATAAAATCGAGCAATACGACCTGGCGTCACAGGGTTTCAGATCAACCAACGAGTTTATCGAAACACCCGGCGGCGGCACAATCATTTTCCAGGGCATGCAGGACCACACAGCAGAAAGTGTGAAGTCTCTGGAAGGCTTTGACTGTGCATGGGTTGAGGAAGCGCAGACGCTTTCGGAACTATCGCTGCAACTGTTGCGCCCGACGATCAGAAAGCCAGGGTCAGAACTGTGGTTCAGTTGGAACCCACGCAGGGCCGATGACCCCGTTGATAAGCTGTTGCGCGGGCCAAGCCCGCCGACAGATGCAACGGTTGTCAAAGCCAACTGGAACGACAACCCTTGGTTCCCGCATGTGCTGGAAAACGAGCGCAAGGACGACCAGAAGAACAACCCAGACCAATACGGGCATATCTGGGAAGGCGACTATATCCGCGTCATCAAGGGCGCATACTATGCCAGCGCATTGGAACAGGCGCAGCGCGAAAGCCGGATTACAGTTGTGCCAGTTGACCCTATCCAGAGGCAGTACGCCTATTGGGACATTGGCGGCACCAGCAACACCGCAGACGCCACGGCCATTTGGGTTGTGCAGTTCGTCGGTGAGCAGATCAAGGTCATCAACTATTACGAGGCGGTCGGGCAGGAGTTTGGCGACCACATCGGTTGGTTGCACAAGAACGACCACAGCGATGCCGTGATGATGTTGCCCCACGACGGGCGCAGGCATGACATTGTGCATAGATCAACGCCACGGGGCGCATTAGAGGCCGCAGGGTTCAAGGTCGTAGTCATGGACAACATCGGCACCGGAGCCGCAATGAAGCGCGTAGAGGCGGGCCGCAGGGTTTTCCCCCGCGTGATGTTTGACGAAGAAAAGACCAAGACCGGGCGCGATGCCTTGGGCTGGTATCACGCAAAGATTGACAGCCAGCGGAATGCAAACCTTGGGCCGGATCACGATTGGAGCAGCCACGCAGCGGACGCCTTTGGCGGCATGTGCGTTGATGTTATTGAGCGCCCGAAGAACAAGGCTTGGAAAGCACCGCCGCGCCGGAACATGCAGGGGATTGCCTGATGGCTCTTAAAGCCCTTTAGTTAAATTAGTTTTGGTGGCATAAAGGAAAGACCGGCGATGCGCTAACATCCCGGCCTTGTGATCGGCTAATCGTGAAAGGATTCGCCAATGTATGAACAAATACACTCGCCTGAAATTTTCCGCAAGTTGCTCAGATACGAACCCCAAACAGGGAAGCTGTTTTGGAGGGTGCGAGGCCCTGAGTTGTTCGTGGATGGATGGAAAACCGCACAAGGTACAGCAAATAATTGGAACGCTAGATGGGCTGGCAAAGAGGCGTTCACATCGGTTGATACCAACGGGTACCGACAAGGCAACATATTGAACAAGGTGCATCGAGGCCACAGAGTTGCGTGGATGATTCACAGCGGAAAATTGATTGACGGGCAAATAGATCACATCAACGGTGATCGGTGCGACAATCGCCTGCTGAATTTGCGTGTTGTGTCGCCGCAGGTAAACGCGATGAACAGGTCTAACAGGTCGGACAACACGAGCGGTTGTCTTGGCGTTTGTTGGCACCCGTCCACTCAGAAATGGCGCGCCCGCATCAAAGTGATGGGCAAGCAAAAGAGCCTTGGCTTGTTTGCAGAAAAAATTGACGCAATTTGCGCCCGTAAGGATGCGGAGAAAAAATATGGCTTTCATAGAAATCACGGTCGGTGAAGTATGAGTTTGTCTACATACGCACAGTTGCAGGCATCAATCGCCAGTTGGCTTGATCACGACGCACTTGACGCGGTTATTCCCGATTTTATCACAATGGCGGAAAGCAACTTCGCCCGCGACATACGCCACCGCAGCATGGTCACAACAACGGACCTGACCATCAGCACCCGCTACACCGACCTGCCTGCCGACCACTTGCAGACGATCCGGCTGGACTGCAACGGCAAGCGCATGCTGGCGCGATCCACCGACGACCTGACAGAAAAGCGATACACGGGCAGCGCGGCGGGCGAGCCTTGCCTGTTCGCGCCGTTTGGCGATGCAATCGAAGTCTATCCAACGCCGGACAGCAGCTATACGGGCGTCCTGCATTACTATGCCAAGCTGCCCGCGCTGGCAGACGACAACACGTCAAATTGGCTGCTTGCTGCGGCCCCTGACGTTTATTTGTACGGGTCGCTGATCCACGCTGCGCCTTTCTTAGCAGAGGATGCGCGGTTGAACACCTGGGCGGGCATGTATGCCGCCGCCGTGAAAAACATGAATGACCGTGAGCGCTCAAGCGGCTGGCCTAGCGCCATGAGCATTCCGGCAAGGGGCGCATAATGGCTGATGTAGTAACAACAAAATTGAGCCTGACAAAGCCGGAGGACGGCGCGTCAAATGACACTTGGGGCGCAAAGCTGAATGCGAACTTTGACATTTTGGACAATGCAGCCACGCTTGGCGGCACCCAAACGCTGACCAACAAAACCCTTTCGGCCCCTACAGTGACGGGGGCAATCATCGAAACCGTCTATGCAGTCACGGGCACCACCCCCGCACTTGAGCCTGCAAACGGCAGCATTCAGACGTGGACGCTGACGGCCAACTCGACACCCACAGACAGCATCGCGGCGGGCGAGAGTATCACGCTGATGATCGACGATGGCACTGCATACACGATCACATGGCCTACAATTACGTGGGTCAATAACGCGGGTGCAGCACCAACGCTGGCAACTACCGGATACACAGTGATTGCGCTGTGGAAGGTCTCAACCACGCTCTACGGTGCGCTTGTAGGAGATGGTTTCTAATGTTGACACAGAAACTAATGGGCGCTGGAGGTGTAGGTCGTCCTACTTTGGGGTTCGTCGCCTCCAGTCACTCGTTTGACGACACCAATCCTAACGAAGCAACAATACCGTCTGAGGCGTCTACAGGTGATCTGCTCTACATGTTTGTATCAGGGTCAAACAATATTAACACCCCATCCGGCTGGACAGAGCAAGTGGCAAACTCAAGGGGTGCCATCAACTATGCCGTCTACTCCAAGGTAGCAGTCGTAACTGATCCCGGAAGCACCTTCACCTACGACACTAGCAACGAGAATTACAGTGTGACTATAGCAGCCTTCAGCAATGCAGTTCTTAGTGTTGATGGTGGCGCGGCCAACGCTCGCACCACTGACATCACTTTCAGCGGGATAACCACCCTTAACGATAATGATATTGTTATCGTGTGGGCAGCTATGGAAGGCCTAGTCGATGGTGAGCACCCGATGGACCTTGTGACACCCGGCTACACTGACATCACAGGCGGAACACAGCCAACGGGTTGGGAGTATGGTGCAGGTATACACTACAAGGTTCAGGCAACAGCGGGGGCTGTGGGCAGTATCGTCTACGGTACTACTGGCGACAAGCTGTGTGGATATGGTTCCTTCTCGCTAACATCTGCACGTTAATAGAAAGACTGACACATGACACAATACATCAAATCTGACGGGTCGGTCTTTCCATACACTGACCGAGACCTAAAACGCGACAACCGGAACGTCTCATTCCCTGCTGTTTTGACTGATGACACGCGGGCGTCTCTTGGTGTCTATCCAGTCACTATAGCAGCCAAGCCAGCCTATGATATTGCCACGCAGGTCGTCACTCAAGACCCGCCACAAGAGGTCAATGGTGCGTGGATTGTGGGCTGGACGGTACGAGATAAGACCGCTGAGGAACTGGCTGCTGACCGGGCTCGGGACACGGCGCGGGTGCAGGCGGAAATGTCGCGGCGTCTGCGCTTGTTGGCTGTCGATTATGAGGACGCAGAGCGCGAGACGTGGGCCACGCAGGTGGACGAGGCAAGGGCGATCAAGGCGGGCGCTACGACCGCGCCAATTTTGGCACCGCTTGCAGCCGTCAAGGGTCGGACGCTGGACGAGCAGGCCGACCGGGTTCTATATCTCGCAGGGGCATTTGCAGGGGCGTCTGGGGTCATCATGGCAGCGCGGGATGCGCTGCTTGCGTTGGAACCGATCCCGGCTGACTTTGCAGAAGATGGGCATTGGTCCTAAGCCATGCTGATCCCGATTGACCCACCACCGGGCCAGTATCGAAACGGCACGGCATTGCAGAGCATGGGGCGCTGGCGCGATGCCAGCCTTGTGCGCTTTTATCAGGGAACAGTGCGGCCCGTTGGCGGGTGGCAGGCGTTTTCTCAGGATGTGCTTACCCAACCAGGGCGAAAACTTCACGCCTGGCGGGCCAATGACGGCACACAATGGCTTGCCGTTGCAAGCGCCGACGAAATCTATGTCTACGACGCCGAAGGGGTGCAAACGGAAATTACCCCAGCAGGTCTTACGGCGGGCCGTGAGGTCGCTTTTTTGGCGAACGGCTACGGCGGCGGTCTTTACGGAGCGGGCCGCTTTGGGAATGATACAACGTCGCCATCGAGGGTCTTGCCTGCCACGCTTCAATCTATGACAAACTTCGGGCAGGAATTGATTGCCTGCTCTGATATTGACGGGCGCATATTCAAGTGGGCGCTGAACACGGCCAGCCCGCTGGCGCTGATTGCAAACGCGCCCACGGGCAATTTGTCTATCTGCGTCACGCAGGAGCGGTTCCTTTTTGCGCTTGGCGCGGGCGGCAATGCCCGGAAGGTGCAGTGGTGTGACCGCGAGGACTACGACACTTGGACGCCATCTGCGACGAACGAGGCTGGCGATTTTGCCCTCAACACGGTAGGCGAAATCAAGTGCGGCATCCCGCTGCGCGGTCAGACGCTAATTTTGACCGATCACGACGCGCACGTTGCAAATTACGTCAATGCCCCATTGGTCTATGAGTTCGAGCGGGCAGGATCATCTTGCGGCGTCGTTACCAGAAACGCGGCGGAAGCAGTCGGAAACGCGGTTTTCTGGATGGGTTTCGGCGGGTTTTTCACATACCAGGGCGGTCAGGTCGCTGAATTGCCTTGCGAGGTTTCAGATTACGTTTTCGGGCGCGTGTCGCGGGCGTTGCAGTCACATATCGCGGCGGTGCAAGTTTCCGAGTTCTCAGAAATCTGGTGGTTTTACCCGTCAGAGGGCGCGGCAGAGAACGACAGTTATGTGGCATACAATTACGTGCAAGGCACGTGGCAGACGGGCAGCTTGAGCCGCACGGCAGGCGTTGACCGTGGCGTGTTTTTTAGCCCGCTGATGATTGGCGGCGACTTCACCGTGTACGGTCATGAGGACGGCACGGTCCCTGCGGGAAATGCAGTTTACGCAGAAACCGGACCCATTGCCATTGGGACGGGCGAACAGACGTTCACGGCGCGGCGTGTTTACACCGACGAGGCCACGCAGGGCGGCGTCAAGTTCACGTTTAAGACAAAGCGGCACCCCAATGGCCCGGAGACAGTATCTCCGCCCTATTCACCGGAAAACCCCATGGGGGTTCGCTTCACGGGGCGGCAGATGGTCATGCGTGTTGATGGCAACGAGGGCGAGGACTGGCGCGTCGGCGTACAGCGTGTTGAGGTTGCACCGAGGGGCAGGCGATGAGGCTTCCATCGGGCGACGCTGACCAGAACGAGCGCAACAGGCAGCTTGAAAAGGCAGACCGCGAAAATATGAAGAAGTCGCGAAAGAACTACCTAAGCGGCACCCTCTTGCTGCAATCCCCTGACGGGACGTGGTGGACCTTGGCGGTCGATAACGCGGGCAATGTCACAGCTTCCTGACCTGTTCGCCAAGGCGCTATCCAGGGCGGGCAACGAACACACATTTGCGGACATAGAGGCGGAAGCCCGCGCAGGGCGTATGCAGCTATGGCCGGGGGAGCAATCCCTAGCGGTGACGGAAATCCGCAACGTACCGGGCCGCAAGGCGCTGCACATACTCTATGCGGCGGGCGACGGTCCAGAACTTGAAGAAATGACGGAAGCAATGGCGGCTTGGGCAAAGGTTCAGGGCTGCACATCACTGACCGGAACGGGGCGGCCCGGCTGGGCAAAGCGCATGAAGCAGCGCGGCTGGCGTACCATCGAAACAACCTTAGAGAGGCCGCTATCATGAGCAGCATGTTTGGATCATCCACCCAAAAGACAGAAATTCCGAAATATGCTGAGGATGCGTCAAAGCAGGCTCTTGGCATGGCGAACGCCCGCAACGAGTTGGGCTATATTCCATATTACGGCCCAGACGTTGCCGCGTTCAATCCAATGCAGAAAGCCGGGATGCAAGGTGCCAACACCATGGCGGCAAGCATGGGGCTAGGCACAGCAGCGCCGTCCTACATGGAGGCGCAAGACTTTGGCGGCGGTGTGATGGGCCATTCTTCGCAGCCGCTCTATCAAAGCAATATGGATGCCTTGGAAGCCTCAAACCCTGAACTTTTCGCAGCCTTGCGGGCGCTGACAAAGATGACTTCGCAGGAGGCGATGATGCAGGCACCGGGCGCGTTGGCGGGTGAGAACCCATTTCAGCCGGGCGGCTTTGCGGGTGACGGCATGGGGCCGAACCAAGGCCGGACGGGCATGGTTGGCAACGGCGATATTGGCAGAGCCATCAGCGACGCGGTGGGCAACGCCACGGGCGGCAGGTTTGGCGGTGCTGGTTCGAGCAACGGCGGCGGCAAAGGGCCGGGTTCACAGGGGAGCATCTGGTAATGTCTTTCACACCACAATTTCAGAACGGCGGGCCGTATCAAACCCAAGCGCCGTCATGGCAGAACACCGGGACAACGCTTGCGGACGTTTATCAAAACAAGCTGGGCAGAACCGGAGACGCCGCGGGTATGCAATTCTGGCAAAGTCAGATGGACAACCCCGACAACCCGATGTCACTGGACCAAGTGCGCTCACATATTGCGGGCAGCCCGGAGGGCATGGCGTATCAAAACGCCAACCCCGCATCAAGCATTTTTGACGTGTCAAATCAGAGCCTAATTGATGCCATGAACGGGCTTAGCGCGGGCATGAATTACCAAGCACCCACGGTGCGGGCGTCAAACATCAACGCGCGGCAGTTGAGCGACACGAACCTTGACCCATATATGAACCCGTACACGCAAGCGGTCACTGACACGACCATGAGCGAATTGGAGCGACAGCGCCAAATTGCGATGAACCAAACCAACAGCGCGGCAAGCGGTGCCTTTGGCGGGTCACGGCACGGCGTCATGCAGGCGGAAACAAACAGGGGCTTTGGCGACATTGCAGCGCGGACCACTGCGGGCCTGAACTCTGATAATTTCATGCAGGCGCAGGGCGCGGCGTTTCAGGACATTGGGAATTCGTTTTCGGCGGCACAATCCAATCAGGCCGCGCAGTTGAAGGCGCAGCTTGCCAACGCAAGCAACGGGCTGTCAGGCAACAGCCAACGGACGATGGCGGCGTCTAATCTGGCAAACGTGTCGAATATGGGCTTTTCGCGCGGCCAATCGGCGCTTGATGCGCAAATGCAGGCGGGCAACCAGCAGCAGGCGTTGCAGCAGCAGCTTATTGATGCGGCCAAGCAACAGACTTTTGCGGACACCGGGTTTAGCGACGAGGCCATTTCGCGCCTTATGGGCGCACTTGGCGGTATTCCGATCCCTGAGACGCAGACGAAATCCAGCAATCCAGGCATTCTGGGCCTGCTTTCGGCGTTCCTCTGATGAATAACCCAAGCCCCTCATTTGGTGCGCAGAATGCACAGCCGGGAGGCATATCCCCTGCGTTTGACCTTGCGGCCAAGAATATTGGCTTGAACGAAAACGACCAGAAGGCCGCTATCTCCGAATATCTGAAAAACGGCGGACAGAACCTTGACCCAGCCACAACGGCGTGGTGCGCGGCGTTTGTAAACGCAACGCTTGCGCAGACAGGCGGGCAAGGCACAGGCGCACTTAACGCCCGGTCATTCATGAAATGGGGCCAGGAAGTGCAAGACCCGCAGCGCGGTGATGTTGCTGTTTTCTCAAGGGGCGACCCTAACGGATGGCAAGGTCATGTTGGGTTCTTTGAGGGATTGAACGAGGACGGGTCAATCCGCGTCTTGGGCGGCAATCAGGGCGATGCAGTCAGCGTTGCGAATTACCCTGCCAACCGTCTCTTAGGCTATCGCAGAGCGGGCGAACCAACGCAGGGCATCGCTGACGACGCAATGACGGCAATCGGCAAGCAGCCCATGCAGCGCGGCACACAAACAGCAATCGGCGGAAGCGGAGCGGATACCATGAACACACCACAGCAGGGCTTGCTAGGCCAGATTGCGCGACCAGATGAAAAAGTCGGCGGATTGCTGGGCATGATGTTTGGCAATATGTCACCGGACCGCGCGGACCAGTTGCGGGCCAACATCGGCGGGCTGATGGGCATCAACAATCAAGGCATGGTTGACGGTGCGCGTGGGCGTATGCGGGCGCGTAGCGGGGCGCGTGAGAACGACCTGAACTATAATCGCCAGCAGCAGCAGACAGAGCAAGAGCGGCAGCGTGAGGCGCAGCGCAAAGCGCAGGCCGAGGCATGGATTGCGCAGAACGCACCGCCTGAAATTGCGTCTGCGGTGCAGTCTGGCGTTCTTACGCCGCAGCAGGCTTATGCGATTGCGAACCAGCCGCCAGAAGGCGCACCCGCAGCCGTCAAGGCACTTGAGCACCGGGCGTTGCTTGGTGGTCTTAAGCCAGGGACGCCAGAATACCAGCAATTCATGATCGACGGCGGGGCAAAGAGCGGCTTGGCTCTGAACGTCGGGACTGATGGCAGCGTTTCATTCAGCACAGGCAGCGCAAGTGCAAAGCCACTGACTGAGGGCCAATCTAAAGATACCGTTTATGCCACACGCGCCGAGGGCGCTTTAACCATCCTCGACCAGTATGACAGCAACTTGGCGGGCCTGGGCAACAGGTTGCTTGACGCGGACCCAACGGGGTTAGTGCGGGGCAAGCTGCAAGATACTGACTACCAGTTGGCGCGGCAGGCGGGCGATGAGTTCTTGCAAGCCATTCTTCGCAAGGACACGGGCGCGGCGATCACCGAGCCAGAGCAGGAACTATACGGCACGACCTACTTGCCGCAACCAGGCGACGGCCCCGAAGTGATTGCGCAAAAGAAGCAATCACGCAAGCGGGCAATCGAAGCAATCAAGGCTGGTATGCCGCCGTCTGCCATCGTCGCAAAGGAAATGGCGTTGTTGCGGTCAGGCGATACAAAGCCGGAAGCCGCAGACGGCGCAACCGACGCGGACGGCTGGCAAACCATCGACGGCGTGAGAATTAGGGTGAAACCATGAGCGTCTTTGAAGTCGAAGGACAAGACGGCAAAATCTATGAAGTAGACGCGCCTGATCTTGCGACAGCAGCCCGCGCTGTGAAATCAATGACCGCAGCCGGGGGCGTTTCCACCGACAGCCAAGCCGTGTCAGAGTTTGAGGGCAAGGCCGCAGCGTTGATGGATGGGGCGCAAAACGGGGCGTCTTTCGGCTTTGGCGACAACATCGCGGGCGTCAGGGCTGCAATGGGCCAAGGCCAAGACGCCGAAGGCAACATGCAGTATGACTTTTCCGGAACGGCGGGTGAACGCTATCGCGAGGGCCGCGACCTACGCCGCGAACAATACGCCGAAACAGCAGAGGCAGAGCCGGGCTTGAACGCTGCGGGCAATATCGGCGGGGCGATGGTCCCTGCCGCCATGACGCTACCCATTGCAACAGGCGCAAACCTTTTTCAAACCGCATTGCGGGGGGCAGGCATCGGCGCAACAGAAGGTGCCCTTGCGGGTGCGGGTAATGCAGACGGCGTGGACGTTGCACAGAGTGCAGGCAAGGGTGGGTTGCTAGGCGCGTTCTTGGGTGGTGCCGTCCCTGTTGGAGTGGCAGGCGCAAACCGTATCCGCCAAGGCGTTGCAGATCCGATCACAGGTCTTTTTGACATGGCGTTGAACCGCGCCAACCAGACAAAAGCCAACCGCGCCATTGCAGGCACGTTGAAGCGCAGCGGCAAGAGTGGCGACGAAGTGAACCAAGAAATCCTGCGGGCCGCGCAAGACGGCCAAGGCATGTATACGCTGATGGACGCAACCGGGATTGCGGGGCAGCGGACAGCCAACGGCGTTGGCCGGGCTGGTGGCGATGCTGGCGTTGAAATTTCTGAGTTCCTTGCACGTCGTCAGGCGGATCAGGGCGACAGGATAGCGTCAAACGTCGATGAGGCTTTCGGGCTGAACGGCAAAACAGCGGATGACCTGCGCACAGACATGACAGCCACGCGCAAATCAAACGCAGATGACGCATATGACGCAGCAAGAGGCAATGCATCACCCGTTGATGTACGGGGCGCACTTGCGGTCATTGATGAGCGCATAGGCGGCATGAAGGGCAGCAACGTCCAGGGCGATAGCATCGACAGCAAGTTGGCGGGCTACCGCAACAGGCTGGCAGCAAAGAACCCGCCCAACGGCGAAACTGCCCGCGAGTTGAGCGACTTTGACCGCGTTCTAGGCGTCAAGCAATCTCTGCAAGACGACATTGGCGCGGCGGTACGCGCAGGCCGAAATAACGAAGCCCGCGAACTAACAAAACTGGTCCAACAGCTTGATGCAGCACTTGAGGACGCCAGCCTGTCTTACCGGGCTGCAAACGATGGCTTTGCCAAGGCGTCAGGCGAAATCGACGCCATCGACAAAGGCGCACAGATGGCGCGACCATCGCAGCGGGCGCAAGACAACGTGGGCCGTTTTGGCGCAATGACGCCAGAGCAGCAAGCCGCTGCGCGGGCGGGGTATGGCAACGACCTATTGGCAAAGCTGGAAGCGGTCACATCGCCAACATCAAACAGAGCAAAGCCGCTGCAAAGCACAAAGCGCGATATGGAGGCGGGCGCAATGTCCGTTGATCCTGACCTTTACGGGCGCAGGTTGTCGCGTGAAAATGAAATGTGGGGCACACAGAACCGCGTAAACGGCGGGTCTCAGACCACCAGCAACCAAGTGGACGTTGACGCCCTAAACAATCTTTCGGGCGGCGTAATGGATGCGGTCGAGGACGTTGGCAACTTCCAATTCGGCAAACTTGTGCGGCGTGGCGCAGAGGCGCTAAGACCAGCGGCGACAGGGCAGACAGACGCAACGCGGCAGCTTATTGCCCGCGCACTAATGTCGAAAGACCCAATGGCTATTATCGGGCCTGCGCTGCGTCAGGAAATGACAGGGCAGAAGCAGATGCGCCTGTTCGAAATGCTCTTGCGGGGCGGCGGCAATGCCTCCGCTAACTCACAGTAACAGATAGCTTCCCGCCGCGCCTAAAAGCAACGGGCACAGTAGGCACAGGTAAACGCGGATTGGCAGTTCGTCTTGTTTCTTGCCCTCCTTTGACAGTCGGATAGCAGCGACAGCGCCAAACGCAAAGGCTGCACAGGCGGCGTTAGCCACTATGACAGCGCAGACGACTTGCAAGAAAAAATAGAAATCCATCCATCAAAGATGGCGCTAAACCGTCGCCGGATCAAGCCCGCCGTTGAAATGACACAAGCCGCCCAGTTTTTGGAGCGGCTTTTTTATTGGGATACCCCATGAAAAACGACAAACTAGACGACCAAATCAAATCCAGCGTGAAAGCGCAGATTGAGGCCGCGCGGTCTTTCATTCAATCAGACATTGCGCCCGCACGGATCAAGGCTGAGCGTTACCGCAATGGCGAGGTTGATATTGGGCATGAGACGGGCCGTTCAAAGGTTGTCGCAACGCCAGTTTCGGACACGATCCGCGCGGTCAAGCCGGGCCTGATGCGGCTGTTCTTGCAGACCGATCCGGTTGAGTTTGTACCGCGCACCCCAGAGGACGTGGCAAGCGCCAAGCAGCGCACCCAAATGACGCGCTACATCTTTGAGCGCGAAGGCGGGTTCATGGTCCTGCATGACGTGTTTGACGATGCGCTGACAAAGAAGGTCGGTATTGCCAAGGTTGCATGGGAAGAACGCGAAGAAATCGAGTTTGACGAATACAGCGGCCTGACGATGGAAGCCGCTTATTATCTGAACGAACAGCCCGACACAGAGACCGTTGAAGTCACGCAAGAGGACGACGGCACCGTGTCGATGAAGGTTTCGCGCACCAGCGACAAGGGGCGCATATCCATCACGGCGCTGCCGCCTGAGACGTTCTTTGTCAACGCCGAGGCCAAGAGCCTTGAGGATGCCACCATCTGCGGTCACGCAGAAAATCAGACCGTTGGCGACTTGGTTGCCATGGGCTTTGATCTTGAGGAAGTCGAAGGGCTGGACAGCGACGCCGACGACATAGAAGCAGATGAACGCTTTGACGACCGCGAGGACGAAGAAAGCACAGACCCGCTCATGAGGAAGGTGCTTGTCACCGAAGCCTACATGAAAGCCGACATTGAGGGAACGGGCGTTCCCAAAATGTACAAATGGATTTTGGGCGGGACCAGCTACAAGGTGCTTGATTACGAACCTTGCGACATGATCCCGTTCGCGCCCTTTGAGTGCGACCCGATCCCGCATTCGTTCTATGGACGGTCATTGGCCGAACTGCTGTTGCAGGATCAGGACGTAGCAACGGCCATGCAGCGCGGCGTTATCGACAGCATCAACATGGCAAACACGCCGCGCGTTGTGGCGCAGAAAGATGCCGTTGATGTTGACAGCCTGCTGAACAACGAGACGGGCGGCATCATCTGGGCAGACCGGATCGACGCGGTGCGCGAGTTTACCATCGGCAACGGGGCCACGCTGGCACTGCCCGCCATGCAATACCACCAGCAGCGCCTTGAGGCAAAAACAGGCGTCCAGGGCATCGGCATGGGCTTGGATGCGGATGCCCTACAGGGGCAGTCAGCAACGGGCGCTGGCATCGCTGAACGGGCCGCTATGGGCCAGACAGAACTGATTGCCCGCACTTTGGCCGAAGGCGGCATGAAAACGCTGGTCAAGCTGATTGACGCGCTGGTCCGGCAGCACCCCGATCAGAACACCATGATGCAGGTTAGCGGCGAGTTTGTCGAAGTGGACCCGCGCTCATGGACGGCTGACGCTGACGTGACGGTCAATGTGGGTCTTGGCACCAACCGCCGCGAGGAACGTACAGCCGCGATGGGCAGCATGGTGCAAATGCAGATGAACATCATTCAGACCATGGGGCCGGACAATCCGCTTGTGGGCCTGCCGCAGCTACGCGCGGGCATTGCTGAGTTTTACCGGATGCAGGGCATCTATGACGCATCCAAGTTTGTGCGCCCGTTCACTGATGAGCAAGCGCAGATGTTGGCGCAGCAGAAGGCACAGCAGCCCCCGCCAGAAGGCAGCGACCCCAACGCGGCGTTCCTGCAAGCCGAGCAGATGAAGGTGCAGCAGCGGATGCAGGCAGACCAAGGCAAGCTGCAACTGGACGCGCAAAAGCTGCGTATGACCGACGACCGCGAGCGCGATAAAATGGCGCAAGAATTGGCCCTTAAAACTGCTGAAATCCAAGGCAAGCACGGCTTGCAGGTCAATGAGCAGGCCATAAAAGCGGCCCAAATGGCACCCCGCTACTAACAGGGACACCCCATGAACAAAGAACAAAAGGCAGCGACCGCACGGCGGTTGCTGGACGATGAAGGCTTGTCTTTGGCCTTCACAGAAATCTTGGAAGCCGCAACGCGCGTTTTCCTTGATGCGACCTCAACAACAGAGGCGCGAGAGCAGGCGCACGAAAATGTGCGCTCCATTCAGGCACTCCGAAATCGTTTGAAACTCTGGGGAACAGAGCAGGCGATTGAGGTACACAAGAAAGGTCAGCACCGTGGAAGCGACTGAACCATTGACCATTGATAGCGCTGTCGAGGCCATCATGGCAGACGACGACACCGAGGCACCGGAGACGACCGAAGGTGAACAATCAGAAGTAAGCGACACCGACGAAGTTGAGGCAGAGGCGTCCGACGAGGACACAACCGAAGCCGACACCGACGAGGAAGCAGAACCGGATGAGGCCGACGCGGACGAGGCCGACGAAGAAGAGACCGACGAGGACGAGGCAGAGGACGACGCCGAACCCGAACCCGACCTGATCACCGTCAAAGTTGACGGCAAAGAACAGGCCGTCAGTTTGGATGACTTGAAGCGTTCGTACTCTGGGCAAGCCAAAATCCAGCAAGACCTAGCCACCAACGCACAGACGCGAAAGCAGCTTGAAGCGGCGGCAACGGCCTTGATGGCACAGCAGAACGCAATTCTGCAAATGCACCAGGAAGTGCAGCAACAGGGGTTTCGACCCCAGCCGCAAATGCCTGACCCTAGGCTGATTGACGACAACCCGCAGGAATACATGCGCCAACGCGCATCCTACGAAAACGAGGTTGCCAGCTATCAGCAGGAACAGGCGCAACTCGCACAGCTAAAGCAGCGTCAAGAAGCGTATGCGCAACAGCAAAAGGCGCAGCACGTCGCCAAAGGTTTTGAGGCGCTTAAAGCGCGTATCCCAGAACTTGCGGACGAAAAAGCAGCGCCCGAATACGCCAAAAAGATGATGGAGGCGGGGACACAATACCAGTTCACGCCGGAAGAACTGAGCGAGATTGACGACCCACGCGCCTTGGAAGTTTTGAACGACGCTATGAAATGGCGGCAACTCAAAGCCAAGCAGGCCACGTCAAAAGCACCGCCCAAGCCGTCACGCAATGTGAAGGCGAAGGCAGCGGTCAAATCTGCACCTGATGCAAAAGCCAAAGCTGCCAAGTCACGCTTCAAAAACAGCCGCTCATTGAATGATGCGGTTGAGGCGTTTTTTGCCAGCGACACCCCTTAATCTTCGGAGAAAAACACCATGGCACAGCCAACCAACACATTCGACAGCTACGACGCCGTAGGCGAGCGCGAAAGCCTTGCGGACTACATCAGCAACGTCGATCCCTATGACACGCCGCTCTATTCCAACTCCAAAAAGGAAAAGATCAGCGCCCACAATCACGAATGGCAGACCGACGCACTGCGGGCCGCAGCGCGGAACAAGCACATTCAGGGCGACGACACCACGGCGTCGGCCAAGACGGCAACAACCCTGCTGGGCAACTATACCCAGACGCTAAAGGATGCCGTTGCGATCCCCGACACGGACACGTCCACCAAGAAAGCCGGGCGTTCCAAGGAAATCGTTTACCAGACGATCAAGATGGGCAAGGAACTGCGCACCGACCTGGAAACTGCAATGTTCTCCAACTACGCCAAGGCGGCTGGCAACAGCACTACGGCGGCGGAAATGGCGGGCGTCCTGGCCTGGATCAATACGAACACCAGCGTTGGTACTGGCGTCCCTGCTGACCCTACAGGCGACGGCACAGACGCCCGTACAGACGGCACACAGGTTGCGTTCACACAGGCGCGTCTGAATACTGTTCTGCAAGGCATCTGGACCGAGGGCGGCAAGCCGGACACGGTTTACCTGTCTGCATTCCAGCAGAATATTGCGTCGGGCTTCACGGGTGCCAACAACCAGCGTTCCACGGTTGATGCGTCCATGACAAAGAACGCCGTCATCAACAGCATGGACATTTACATCACGCCGTTTGGCAAGGTGGAAATGCAGTTGAGCCGCTTCAACCGGGCGCGTGATGTGATCGTTACGCAGTCGGACATGTGGTGCGTTGGCGTTAAGCGTCAGTGGAAGGAAACCGAACTGGCGAAAACTGGCGACGCAACCAAAATGCAGGTTGTGGGTGAGTTTACGCTTATCTCCAAGAACGAGAAGGCTTCTGGCTTGGTTGCGGACAACACGACGTCCTAAGCCTTGCAGCTTGCCTGAAAATCTAACGGGACCGCAGGGCAACTTGCGGTCCTTTTTTATTGCCTGATTAAAAAGGGACTACCCCCATGAAAATCAAGATTTTGAATGAACGCCTGCGGGCGAATGGCGGCAAGTGGGTCGCTGGTGATGTTGTCGAAGTTGACAAGGACTTCGAAAAAGATGCCACCGACAAGGGTCTGGCAAAGATGTTTGAGGTTGTGAAGGCTTCCAAGAAATGAAGTTGGGCGAGAAACTTTTAGCCGGGGATGATGGCAAATTCCTTGTGCAGAAAACCTTTGACCCAACGCCAAGCATGGAGCAGGTGCGCAAGCTGAAAGACGCGGGCGCATTGGGAACCAGCGACAACAAGCTGGTGGCGCGGGTGCCTGCATGGCTGATCAACGAGTGGTGCAAGGAAGCTGGCGTTTTGTGGGGCGACGTTGAAGCCCGCAAGGAAGTTGTGACCAAGAAGCTGTTGAGCGGCGATGCTGCGGCTTTCCGCGTCTGGGAAGGCACTTACTGAGCATGGCGGTCTTTGCATTCTACACGGCCAAGGGCGACTTTGTGGACCGGGCAATCCGGCTTTTCACATGGTCGCGGTTTAGCCATGTGGAACTGGTCACTGACGGGCCGCTGCGGGCGTCCAACGCCGTTATCAGCGCATCCAAGCGCGACGGCGGGGTGCGCGAAAAGGTCATCGCGTGGAACCCGGCGCATTGGGTCTTTGTTGAACTACCTGACAGCGCGACCGTTCCGCCCGGCCCGTACATCATGACCAAATACTATGCGGGGCGGGCCTATGACACATGGGGGGCTGTTGCCACCGTGTTTCGGTTTGCCCGGCCCCACGCAAGCAAGTGGTTTTGCAGCGAGTTGATGGCGCACAGCCTGAACTTTGAAGATGCCGAAAGATACACGCCCGGCGCATTTTATGTGGCCCTTATGGGGATGGGCGGCGAGACAGTAAGACCAGAAGCGCATAAGCGCATTTAGCAGGCTGAAAGCAGTAAGCCGACGACCAACGCACGGATATAGGCGGAAAATGAATGACGGACAAATGGACGGAAACCGAATTATCGGCGTTACGTCGGATGATCGAAAAAGCGGAACAAGACCCCGACTTTTCCCCGGCGGACATAAAAGCGCTGCGGACGATGGTGGAAGCGTTCAAAGGCTTTCAGTTTTTCGGGCGGTTCGCAAAGTGGGCAATTTTTCTCTTGGCGGCGTTCGCGGGGGCCATCACGGCTTGGGAGCAAGTGGCGGAAAAGGTGCGGCAATGGCTAGCGTTGTGATCAGCAAAGTCGAAAGCCGGGCCATGCTTTTTGCGTCATTTTGCGTTCTGGCCTTCGCGTATTGGATCAACCTGCCGCCGACGGCGTACAGCGATGTTGAGGTTTTGCGCGTGGAGCGCGAGGGCAACACGGTCGAGGTTGTGGCGAATTTCACCAAAGGCGACTGCGAATTTAAGCGGCTTGAGGTTGTCGGCAGCGTGATCGGGGAAACCCGCTTTCTGCGCTGGCGTGATCTGGACGGCCCACCGCTGAATGAGGACCGATCCGCAGGCCATCAGACATTGCGCATTTCGTTTGATGCACCGCCTGCCATTTACGATTGGGTCGAAATCAGAACGCAGCACTTCTGCGACGACAAGAAAGTGGACAAGGTTTTTCATCGCCTTGAACCGTTAATCTAAGGACACACCATGAAAATCACCCCCCGCATTGCGCTAGAAGTGGCGCATCATGAAGCCGTCATTCGCTCAACTTATGTGGACAGCGTGGGCGTGAATACGTGGAGCGTCGGCCTGACCAGCGCCACGGGCCACAATGTTGACCGATACATCAACAACCCGCAAACGATGCAGCATTGCATGGAGATATTTCTTTGGGCGCTGGAACGCTACGCAGACGATGTGCGCGAGGCTTTCAAAGGCTATCTGCTGTCCGAGGCGCAGTTTACCGCCGCGCTGAGTTTCCACTGGAACACGGGCGCGATCAAGCGGGCATCGTGGGTCAAGCGCTTCAAAGCGGGTGACGTGGCGGGGGCGCGGGCGGCATTCATGCTTTACAACAAGCCCAAGGAAATCATCCGCAGGCGCGGCGAGGAAAGAGACCTGTTTTTTGATGGCGTCTGGGCGGGTGACGGCAAAATCACAGAATACACCAAACTGTCATCCAGACGGTCGCCCGTGTGGAGCAGCGCAATCCGGCGCGACATTCGCGGCGTGATCGAAGCGGTGTTGGCCGATGCCGATGCGCCAAAGCCCCCGGCGATTGATTACGAAAAGATAAACCCCACGCCCGCAAAAAAGCCGTGGTGGCTGGCATTGCTGGCTCTGTTTGGAAAGGCCACAAAATGAAGTTGGTTGACGGATGGCAGAACGCATGGCGCTGGTTTTCGGTTTGGTGCCTGACCCTATCAGGGGCCGCGCCTGCGGCATGGCTTGCGGTGCCGGATGAAATGCGCAGACAGGTGCCTGCCGAGTGGCTGGCATTTGCGGCTGTTGCGATTGCGATTGCGGGCGTCTTTGGTCGCCTTGTGGATCAAGAGCAATGATTGCCCGTTACGCGCTTTATGCGGCCCTGTCAGTGGCTCTTGCCCTTGGCGGCTGGTCAATGTGGCTCATGCGGGCCAATGCGTCCCTGACGGTCAAAAACGCCAGCCTTGAGCGGTCCGTTGCGGCATTCCAAGCGCAGGCGGAACAGTCAGCCCTTGCGCGTGAAGTCGAAAAAGCACGGGCGGCACGGTTTGCACAAGAAAGTGCGGATATGGCGGCTAAAATTGAAACCCTTTTAACCGGAGGTATTCCCGATGCGGCTCTTGATCCTGCCATCATTGATCTTCTTAACGGCTTGCGCGACTGAAACGACATTCATCAAGCCGGACATTCCAAGCGAAACCTTGACCCCATGCCCGATCAGCGCCCGCCAGGTGCAGACGGTCAATGAGTTGGCAGCGCTGGCAACCGAGCATCTACGCAGCGCGACCTGCGCAAACGGCAAGATTGAGGCGATTGCAGAGGTATTGGGCTGATGTGGCTCATGGTCATCAGCATTTGCCTGCAACTCGATGCCACGGGCGCAGATTGCCGCCGTGGGGCGCAAGGTCCATACCTGACGCCCATGGAGTGCCGAACGCGCATGGAGGGCCAGCATGACGCCATTATGGCGCTTGCAGGTGAACTAGGCGCAAAGGTGCTTTTCCTGAAAGTGTCCTGCCAAAAAGGCAAAAACGGATAAACCCCGCGTTCCTGAAAAGGGCGCGGGGTTTTTTGTCGTTTCAGCCGATCAGAACAGCCCCGCGATTTTTGCCGCGTTGCCCATTTGGCGCGGGCGCGGCGGCGGATTGTCTGGGGGTTCCCTTCATATATATTCAAACGCCCTTGCGGGGATGATTGGTTAAAATGATGCGGGGCTGATCTGGTCGGCTGCGGGCGATCACCGGGGCGGGCTTGTGAACCAAAAAACGCCAAATTCGGGACGCAACGTGTCTTGTGGTTCGTTTATGCGCAACAACTGCGGTCCTTTTATGTGCGGTCTGGATCGGCTTCCCGATATTCGGGTGATTCTGGTATTGTGTAGGGGAAGGTGACGGGAACACGGCTGTCTTTATTGGTGAAGTATGTCTTGAATTTCTCGCCGGTTTCTTCGTCTGTGTACCACTCCCAAAACACGATTCCGTCGATATTGTAGGCAATGCCGTCAGCGCCCTTAAACACATTTGATGCGCGCTTGTTCTGCCAAACGCCTTCGCCAACCTCCACCCATTCATCGTCTGCGCCAGTAACGGGCGTAAGCGGCTTGTAAGACGCAAGTTTAGCAAACAAATCAACGGCGAATGGCGCGGAACTCCCGCTGTGACCCTGATCGCAAAACACCTTTAGCAACTCAAGAGTTCCTTCCCGCAACCACTTGTTCGGCCCGTCCTCTGTGTCGCTGGCGTGGTATCCCGCAAACTCAAGTTCTGTCTCTGCCCAATTCATCATGCTCATAGTCTGGTCCTATCTGCTATCCGTTTCTATAACATATTCTTAGCAGATACGGAAACAGGGTCAACCAAAAAAGCAGCAGTAGCAGATTTATTTAGCAGCTTTACATAAACGCTGCGCGGCGGTATGTAGTTAAACATGAAAACATATGGCTATATGCGCGTCTCAACAGACGACCAAGATTTCAAACTGCAAGAAGATGCGCTCAACCGATATCCGGTTGATTTCATATTCTCGGACAAAATGACGGGGGCCACGATGGATCGCCCCGGCCTCAAGCGGGCGGTGAAGGTCATGCGGGCTGGCGATAAGCTGGTTGTGTGGCGGCTGGACCGGTTGGGGCGCACCACCATGGGCGTTCTGGATGCGGTCAAGAGTATGGAGGACGCCGGTATCAAGCTGGTGTCTATGACCGAAAGTATCGACACGTCCACGCCAATGGGAAAGATGTTCCTGACGATCTGCGCGGCATTCGCTCAGATGGAACGTGACCTGATTTCAGAGCGCACAAAGGCCGGTATCGCGGCGCACAAGGCGCGGGGCGGCACGATGGGTAAGAAACACTTTGTCAAAGATCACCCGTTGCGCTTGGCGCGGGCGCGGGAATTGGCAGATGTGGTTCTTGCTGGTGGTATCACTGGCGTCGATTTCGTCGCGGAAATGCACAAGGTTCAACCGGAGCCGCGCATCAAGTCGGTGCAATCATTCTACAATTGGAAGTCTACAAACAAGGGGAAGCGGCCCCCGTTTGAGGGTTTGATCGCAGATACGCCGCTGGAACAAGTGGAGATAGACGATGAATAGACGTGAATTTATTATGACCGCATCTAGCACCGCCGTTGTCGCTGCCTTACCCGTTGCGGCGTTAACGGCCCAAGCGCCATTGCCTGCAACCCGCGCCCTTAAATGGTTCGCAGTGGGGCACAGTGACGAATATTGCTACCCTATCCGCGCAGCGAACATGGCCGAGGCCATAGATGAATATGCGCATGAACACGGCCACAGGAAAGGCGACTATTGCCCAGAGTGTGAAGACGTTGACTGCACAGTACACCTTGACCCGACGCAATGGGATCAGCCGCACGACTTCATTGAGGAATACGCATCGGAACCAAAGGCGTGGGACGGGCTAGAATCTGAACCGACCAATGTTCAGTGGTTGAAAGCGGGGTTTAACGTCAAGTGTGAAGGGCCGATCTGCGAAGACAACGCCTGCTATTGGGAAACCCAAGAATGCTGGGAGCATGACGGAAAGGCGCTTTGCGAATGCTGCCTTGAGGTCGCCAGAATGAATAGCACAAAGGAGGCCAAGGAATGAAAAACCCGATGCAGCTTGTTGAGGACGCCGACGATTGTCCTAGACAATTTCAAGAGGCGGGTGCCGCGCGCTACCCAGATATTGATCCGCAAGAATATGCACGAGCCGAAAGATCAGCCGAAATCTACGGCTCCGGCTATTTGGTTCTTGTTGAAGGTGTGTGGCGCAGTTTTTGCGGTGAGGAGGTTAGGATCATCAAGAAACAGAAGGAGCCGGAATGATGGGCGACAACATTATGAAGCCTTGCCCTTTCTGCGGATCATTCGCCATATTTGAGCCACGCGCAGATTGCGCAATTATCAGGTGTTCGCGTCGCAATAATGGATGCCCTGTCAACATGCGAACACCTGATGGATTTGCAACATTTAGAGAGGCGCAAGCGGCATGGAATACCCGCGCCCGCATAAATCCCGCACGGATGCAGGCAAGCCCATGAGATAAAACGGAAATGCGTTTCCCTTCACCCGCACCACCCCTGCAACCCCCTGCAACAGTTTAGGGCGCAAAACGCAATAAACATGGGGATAACGCGGTATAAATCCAAAATCGCAGTTGCAGCTTTGACGCATCCCAACGCACCTTGTCCCGCATAAATCACGCATCGTGCGGGATTCGGGGGCGAGATGGCAAGTTTCAGAAAACACGCGAAGGGATGGCGGGCCGAAGTGCAGCGCAAGGGCGTCAGGCGGTCAAAGGTATTTCCAACACGCCAAGAGGCCAAGGATTGGGCCGCGCATGAGGAATACCGGATATTGAACGCGCCCAAGGTCGCGGCGGCGGTGTCCCTGGCCGAGGTAATGCTGCGCTATGCCCGCGAGGTTTCCACCACCAAGCGCGGGGCGCGGTGGGAGGACGTGCGGCTGCACAAGCTGGCACGGGACAGGATCGGGCGCATGGGGATCGGCGCGGTAACATCAACCGACCTTTCAGATTGGCGGGACAGACGGCTGCTTGAGGTCGCACCGGGATCAGTCAGGCGTGAAATGAACCTGCTTTCGGCGGTGTTCACGCAGGCCCGGCGCGAGTGGCGCATGATTGACGCCAATCCGATTGCTGATGTGCGTTTGCCGCCGCCGCCGCCCAAGCGGTCCAGACTTCCGAGCGCGGGCGAAATGGAGCGCCTGGCGCTTTCTGCGGGGGATGATCTGACAAAAAAGACGGCGCGGGCGTTCCATGCTTTTCGGTTTGCGATTGAAACCGCCATGCGGGCCGGGGAGATTGTGAAGTTGACGCCTGACCGGGTGTTCATTGATCGGGCGTTTTTGGCCTTAGACAAGACGAAAAACGGACAGGCGCGGGAGGTGCCGCTATCCAGTGAGGCGCTGCGCTTGCTGGACGCGCTGCCGGACGCTGATCCTGTATTCGGGCTGACAAGCAGGGAATTGGACGTTTTATGGCGCAAGCTGCGGGACCGGGCCGGGGTTGCTGACCTGACATTCCATGACAGCCGACATTTGGCAATCACGCGCCTATCGCGCAAGCTGGACGTGCTGGCCTTGGCGCGGATGGTCGGTCATCGCAACATATCGCAGTTGATGACCTACTATGACGCTAGCGCCGAGGACTTAGCAAAACGGCTTGATTAGCACCCGGCGCAGCCTGCCTTCGCCCTTGGCTTGCAGTGACCCGCCCGCAATGCGGCGATGCACCGTGCTGCGGTCAACCCCCAGCTTGTCAGCAGCCTGGCCGATGGTCAGCCATTCGGGCGAAGGCGTGACCGTGGCACCGTCGAGGCGGGTGGCAAGGTCCATGATTAGCCGCTCCATGCGGTCCAGGCGTTCGACCGGGACCAGCGTAAATGCTTGGTCGCTCATTTGACGTTCTCCGTCGGCCTTTCGGCCTTGAAACCCCAGTCGTCGTGGCGGTCTTTCGGCATCGGCGCGGGGCGAATATAGGTGTATTGCGTCCGGTGATGCGCCACCATGTTGCCGCAGCACAGCGTTGCGGTTGTTGCGCGGCCACCATAGCGCATCACGTTTTCCCTTGCGTAATTGTGCGCCAGGCGCAGTTCTTGTTCGCAGTGGGGGCAAATGGTCATACCGTTTCCCCGCAGCTTTCGCAGGCAACATCGTCGCCAAATTTCACCATCAGCCCACCGCAGGGCCGCGCCCGATACTTGATCGGCTGATCTTCGTCCGGTTCGGGATAGCGCCCGCAGGCGTCCCCTTCATCAATGCCGATTTCGTGATGTTCGTCAGGCCCGGCCAAGCGCCAGGCGTCATATCCGGGAATATTCATGCTGTTTCCTTTTCGGTGACTTGGATAGCGACGGCGCGGGCAAAACCGAGCGGGGTTTTATTGCGAAAATCCTTGCGACCGGGGCCGGGCGGGGCTTTATGTATCCGGTCGTCAGGCTTGCCAACATCGACCCTCCGGGGGGGCGGCATAGAAAATCCGTTTCCCGTCCATATACACGTTTTCTTTGTGTAATTGTCACCAAGAGCAAATGCCGTGTAGTCGAACGGATGAAACGACGCATCCGGCTTGCGCCAATAGGTGCTAATCGTGCTGACGGGGTTTTCTATAAAGTACGGCGCACCGTACCTAGCAGCCAGTTCCGCAGCCGTGGCAAACATGGCGATAGATGACTGCAAAGCCCGCAAGCCTTTACCTTTAAACCAACGCGCTCCGGAAACTGCGAGGTGGTCGCAAGGCGGGAACGCTGCAAGAAAGCCCACATCGTGAGATTGCCCCTTAAATCCATCAATCATCATTTCGGCATCAAGGGTGTCTGAAAGGTCGCAACGCGCGTATAAAATATTACCTTCTGTCCTGTCATCATTGCCCGCGTCTAAGCAAATGCAGCGCCATCCACGAGCCTCAAATTCACGCGCCAAGACCCCCGACTTTTCAAACAATCCAACGTAAATCATTGCATCACCTTTCTTGCTTGTTCATGGGCTATCCGCCCCAGACGGTCAGACAGATCAGCCAGGGCGGCGGCGTCAATCTCTTTCCCTGCGGCTTGCCTTAGAATGAAGTGGTCATGGACCAGCCTGCAAACGGCGCGGCTGCACAGCACAAGCAGCTTTTCCGTTGCGGTGCTGGTCACGGCGCGGGGTATGTCTCGGAGCATCATCATTGCGGCGTCCCTTCAATTAGGTAGATTTGCGCAGTAGCCAAGAGAGGGCTGCGGATAAACGGCGTCTGGTTCTTGGTCGTATGTTGTTTCATCCTCCCAATCCGCCCAATCGCCGCCTTCAAAGACCTGCAATCCACCAGCGTTGCAGTAGTCTTGCTTGATGTTATTGATGAACTGAAATGCGTCATATTCGGCCAGTACGTTCAAGATGATTGCTCCATGCTCCACGCTATTCACTGGAACCTTAAACGCCTTGCAAGGAACCTGCGGCACCCACCAGACCCTCAAGTCACCCTCTTTTGGTTTTCCCATGTCTGTTCTCTTTTTCGTGTTGCTGTTGATTACGAGAAATGCCCGCTGCAATAGGCAACGCTGCGCTGAAAATCGGCTTCGCTCTGTTCGGCATCGCTGGACGACAAGCCGCGCTGTTCCTCAATATTTTGCATTTCATATTCAAATTCAGCCGTAACATCTTCGGCCATGCCGTCATCGTGCAGCGCCCAGACAACCAAGTCAGCGTGGGGCCAGAATTTGTGGCTATCCGCGTAGTCATCATAGGCGGCGGCATGGGTGGCATGGGTGTCCCCGACAGGCTCAAGGGTGCCGTCTGGCTGGCGGTAATCAACGCGCCATGTGACGACAGGCGCTGCTGCTGCTGCGCGGGCCATATTCTCGAATGCGGTGTAGGTGTTCATTGTCTATCTCCATTTGTGCTTGGGATAGAGTATGACTAATTTAGTCACTTTGCAAGGACGAAATGACGGAATTAGTCACTTTCGCTTTTAGGTTATATATGCGAAGGTGGCGCACGGCTGGCGACAGTAGGGGGGGGTAATCCCCTTCATTAGCAGCTTGGGGGTAATATGACCGAACAAAGCGCAGATGTGCTGTTTCGCCTTGCGAAACAAGCAGCGCAAACTGGCGAAAGTCTTGACCGTCTATTCAGGGTCAACCGCCCTGATCTTTTCGGAGAGAGCAACCGGAAGGTTGGAAGCGTCTCCCAGGATGAGGTAGTCAAGGGTCACGCCGAACCGGATAGTCAGCAGGGCTGCAACGGAGTCTGACAACCCCTGCCTGCCCTTCTCGAACCTGGACCAATAGGTTCTTTCTATCCCAAGGTAGTCCGAAATCTCAGATGGTGTCAGGCCAAGCGCCACCCGCAGAAGCCGCAGGCGTTCACCGACAGCCCTGTTCGACATTCTCTGCGCCACTTCCTGCGGCAGCAATGATTCGCTTTTGATAGACATTGGCAGAACGTGCATTGTCATGGCTGTTTTCTCAATTGCTGAAATAGTCTCTTGACACTATGACTAAAATAGTCATTTATAGGGCTATGAAAAACACCATTCAAGATATTTTGGCCCAGACGGGGGCGCGGGACGAAATCGCAAATGAGTGCAATGTTGCGCCGATTGCGGTCTATCGGTGGGCGCAAAATGCGTCCATCCCGTCCCGACACTTCGCGGGAATTTTGCGTGTTGCTAAACGAAATGGCGCTGCTGTTACCGCAGAAGTGCTTTGTGCTGCACATGATAAAACTCCATCGGCTGACCCTACTGTGAGGGCTATATGATGCGCGATGGTTTCTTGCCAACACTTGATATAGCGCAGTTTTCCGCAAAAATCAACAATCATCAGCAGGGGCTTTCCTCCCTGTGTACCTCGGAGGCGGGCCGGGCTGCTGATGTTCCCGCCACATTTACTGCCCCTCCCTACCGCGTCTTTAACAACCCAGACGCGGCACCTTGCGCAGCGCCCTATCGGGCAACCCCGACGAACGGCGCTGCGCATTTTTCACAAGGGGCGTTCTAATGGCACAGCCGGAAATGAAAGTGCAAATCGCCATCATCAAATGGCTGCGGGCAGTAATGCCAGGCGTCATTGTGCAGCACTGCGTCAACGAACACGGCAAGCGCGGCAAGGCTGGCATGATTGCCGCCATGCGCAACAAATCCGCAGGCATGTTGCCCGGCTTTCCTGACCTGATCGTGCTGCCCTTCGCAACAACAGGCCCATTCTTTCTTGAGGTGAAAGCCCCAAAAGGCCGCGTCAGCCCCGCGCAGACCGCTGTGCATGATATGCTGCGGCACAAGGGCTACCGCGTGGCCGTGGTGCGCAGCGTCGAGGAAACCCGCGAGTTTATGCGGGCAAATCACATCGGATTTTCGGAGGTCGAGTTATGACCTTTGATGTGCTTGACGCAGACCCCTTTGCAGGGCTGGACACCGACGACGCCAGCGCCACCCCCACGCCAAAGTCTGACATTGTGGACGACACAATGGGCGTCCGTTTCACCAACTGGACGCGGGCAGACCGCACCAAGCGCCAAATCATCGAAGCCATTGAAGGCATCGAAACACTTGAAACACTCGACGAATATTTGATTGCAGAAAGCCTGATGATTGACGCCCTGTTTCTGTTTGACAGCAGCATGGCCGACGACATTGCAGAAGCGCACCGCGATCAGCAAGCAATTCTCAAGGGGGCGATAGAAGCCGCCGAGAGAACGGCCAAGGCTGCGGCCCAACTAGCAGCCATAAACACGCCAGCAATACGGAAGGAACACGTAATGGCTAATCCTGACTTCAAGAAATTCGTTTTCAAAAATGTGACCTTTGCATGGCCCCGGCTCGACCAGCCGTACCGCTACAATCCCAACACGGAAAAAAGCGAACCATGCCCAGCAAATGCGCAAGGCGCGGGCTACTCACTGGCCTGGACCATGCCCTACAGCGAGGCCAAAGGCATTTTCGAGGAAATGAAGGCCCACTATAACGACTGCCGCAGCCGCAATTCGCGCCTGCCGGACTTCGGCACCGTCTTTGGCCTTAAAAAGCTGAAAGACGAACAGGGCAACGATACCGACACCGCGCAATTCACCGCAAAGAAGGGCGCAATGTCAAACGATGGCAAGATCAACAAGGTGCCAACCGTTGTGAAGGCCGATCACTCACCCCTTGAGGATCGTGCCATCTGGGGCGGTTCTGAGGGCCATGTGCGCGTCTTGGCCTTTGCCGCAACCAACCCGCAGGACAAGAGCGGCGGCATTAGCCTGTTGCTGGATGCCGTGGTTGTCACGAAGGCCGAATATGGCGGCGATGGCTTGGGTGATGATTTTGGCTCACCCGAAATCGTGGACGACCTGCCGCCAAGCGCAGACGTTGCCGCGCAATCAAAAACGGACCTGATCACTGACTCCGAAATCCCGTTTTAACTAACGCAGCGGGCGGCACCAGCCTCCAAGCACAACGCCGCCCGCTGCCAGCCGAACAACCGACCGACTCACCAAAGGGTGAGCGGTGCCATCAATAACACAGAGGCACGAAAATGGAACTTTTCGCAAATCCCCGCAGAGACGACTATTTCCAGCAGCTTGAGAACAACGACGGGTTCAGAGAACTGACCTACCGTTTCCCGCAGTTGGAGTTTTACCAGCCATCCCCAGAAAAAGCGCCTTGGCACGTTCAAACCATCGTCGGTGACGAACTGGCAGGCACCAGCATCACCGTTAATTTCTGGCCGCACACGGGAAAATCCCAACGGGAATACTGCAAGGCGGTTATCGGCTGGGACAAGGCCGAGGAAGTCTTGAAAGACTGCATTGCAGAGGTTGGCGTTGATAGCCACTCAGACGAAATCGACCTGGTTGACACATTTGATACGTTTGCGGCTGAATAATGACAGTGCAAGCCACAAGCCCGCAAATGGTGACGGGCAATGGACAGAGCGACACCCACGCCCTGACCATTTCAACACGCAACGGCGATGCGCCAAACCCCAGCGCCAAGGCCGGGCAGGATTACGGCACCGTCACGGCCAAGATGATTGCAGCGCAGGCGGCAAACCCCGACAGCTTGCCCAAGATGCAAGCGCCGTGGTTCATCGGATCCGACTATAACGGGCCGGACGCCCGCAGCCACGAAGCGCAGCGCATCAACGGACAGTTTCACGTTCTGCCCGTCGATATAGACAAGGGCAATCATACCCTTGAGGAAGTCACGCGCATCACCGAAACCATCGTCGGTGCTGGAACGTCATTCATCGTTTACAGCAGCAGCAGCGCGACAGCCGACAATCAGAAATGGCGGGTGCTGTTTTTCACATCGCCAGCCATTCCCGGCGTGGAATACAAAGAGACCCAAAGCGCCATCTTTGATTTGTACCAGATGGACGGCATTGTGTGCGACCGTGCGTTAGAGCGCACAGGC